TCAGGCATTTTCTTCCTGTAGCCTGTAGCCCAATCCACGCACGGTCTCGATCAGTGAACTACCAAACTTCTTGCGCAATCGGCCTACGAACACCTCAATGGTGTTGGAGTCGCGGTCAAAGTCCTGATCGTACAGATGTTCAACCAATTCGGTTCTAGAAATCACTCGGCCTTTGTGGTGCATGAGGTAAGACAGCAGGCGGAACTCGTGAGAGGTGAGTTTTACGGACATGCCGTTTTTCGTCACTTTGCCTGCTTTGGTGTCCAGAACAATGTCGCCTATAGAAATCTCGTTGGAAGCCAGACCGGCGGCGCGGCGCACCAGTGCCCGCACCCGTGCCAGCACTTCTTCCATGTGGAAGGGCTTTGCAACGTAATCATCTGCGCCAGCATCAATGCCAGCAACCTTATCGCTCCAACGATCACGAGCCGTCAGGATAAGGACTGGCATAGAATGGCCGTCTCTGCGCCAACGTTCCAGCACACTGAGACCATCCATCTGCGGCAAACCAAGATCCAGAATGACAGCATCATAGGGTTCGGTGTCACCGAGGAAATGGCCTTCCTCGCCATCATATGCTTTATCGACAACGTAGCCTGCGTCTTCCAACGCTTCAGACAGCTGTCTGTTCAAATCCCGATCATCTTCAACGATCAACATTCGCATAAGATCTACCCCACACAAGCACTCAGGCTCATCAAGCAGTTCAGACTGCTCTAATTTTTCAGTTGCACATTCCTATCTGAAAATCGGTATCCACTTTTCAGATAGGAATGTGCAGTATCGCCTAATATCGCTTCCAAAATTCGTTCAAATTCAGGCAGAAAAATCTCTATCCAGAGTTCTTCTCAGCTCGATTACAACCGGCGCCCCGTTCGTGCATCCAGCGTCACTTGTGAGACGTTCCCGTTGTTGAGTACGGACAGCACATAGACCAATCCCCCTCCTCGCTCACAGAGCTTGGCTGAAAGTATCTGCCCATTGACCCGCAGCGAACCCAAAGGCCGCGCCTGACCGCTGGCAACAGCTTGCCTGGTCTGGCTGGAGGACAAACACGCGGCCTGCGCAGGTGCAGACCATGTAAAAACCGTTGCCGCCAAAGCCAGTGCCATCAATGAGCGAAAAAAGAGGTTGTGGAATTGGTGTCTCATAGGGCGTCTTCTAACCGGCACTGGCTGAACCTCACATGAACGAGGTGTTATATATTTCAAAACAAAGACCTAGCAGATTCTCTGGGGTCTGTGATGTTTCTTGGCTTGGTTTGCAAATAATCCGGTAAAAGCAATTGTTAAAGTGTTACGCTCGCCAAGCAATCTGAAGTTGTCCCCAAACCGAATTTCGTTGAGTTTTGAGCAACTTCACAGGCCACCAGATGCTGACCTGCTCCAAATAGCGATTGCAGCTCGGTTTGTGGGATTATCAGGCTTTCCTGTGTCACCTCATATTCACGCAAGGCGGTTCGTTCATTTTCGCCCCCATCCTGACGATAAAGCGTGACCGAAAACTGAAGTTTATCCTCTTGAAGAGGAATATCTGGCGTTGCCCAACTGTCCGCCTCCCATCTGGCTCTGCGAATCCATTTAAGTTCCAAATCCCCATTATCTGTTTGGCTTGCTCTCAGATGAACGGGCGCGAATGGTTTAAGTGAGCTTTGTTTTCCGGCATGGCTTGTGTTCACTGCCCATTTAAAGCCCAGAGGTTTGCCAGCTGGAACGACACGATATGAGAGCGCAACATCAGCTTTGTCGCTGGTCCATGGCAGTTTCAGCAGGGATTGGTCCAAGAGGACAAATTCGGCGTTCTCCTCACTCGACGAAACAACCAGATGCTCCGTACCCAATTGCCCTCTGAGTAACTGTGTGAGTTTGTAGGTCATGGGGGCGATCAGCTCTGCTTGACTGAACTGTATCACTTCCCACTCATCATTTTTGCGAATGGCACAGGCATTTGCGCCTGACAGCACATCGAGCTGCGTTCGGCTTTGTAACTGGCCGCCATAGAGTTTTACGGTGATCTGGGAGGTCAGATCCCATCGCCAAAGTGGACCGGGGCTGAGAGGTTCTTGCAATATGCCCATGATGGCTGGTTCAGCCACCTGCACTAGCGGTGTGAATTCTTCACCTGAGCTGGAGCTGTAGAGCTGATAGGCACTCGGCCAATTCGCATTGTAGATGGCGACCACCGGGCTTCCATCATCCGCTCCCTCACTGTGGAACCTTGGCAAATCCAAGATGCTGACAATCGGCGGACCTGAGGTGGTGTCGTTGAAAGATCGTTGTGATAATCCATCCGAGACTGCTGCAGCTATATTAGGGTGTCCGTTGAGCCGTATGGCCTGAACGTCCAGATGAGCACCAGATGAAATCTGATCAATCCGGCACTGAAAGGACGTCGTGTCATCACCCAGAAGCTCGCCGGGAAGTTCCAATACATCCCCCGGTCGCAGATCAATTTTACTCAGAGCAAGTTTAAACTGAAGGGTCTCCCGATCCAGCCACACGCTCTGGTGCATTTTTTGAACCAGCTTTTTGGCAGAGGAGAGCGAAGCTGTGATGGGGAGCTGGATGTTGGAGGTGCGCCTGTCCATGCCTTCCAAACGGCGGGAGGAGACGACGAGAGGCTCATAATTGTTATTGGGGTCCATTCCCCGCAGTCGGAGTTCAGCTGGCAGGTCGCTACCATCATTGCGGCTGATGGAGATGTAGCCTTCCTCCTCTTCAGCTTCCAACAGGTCAGCAAGGCTCAGTTTTCCATAATCTGTGGCCTTGGCGTATTTGGGGAGGATGGCAAGATGGGTTCCACGATCAACGGCGATGCCACCAGCGAGTTGCAGGATGGGAGAGAGCGCAGAACGTAAGGACGTTGGGCCTGTCACGATCAGGCCTTCGAGGGTTTCACCCAGTTCAGCGATCTCCGATAGCTCTTGCGTATGTCCGAAATCATCGCGCATGGCACGGATGAGACCTGAGAGAGAGGTTGCGCCGAGACGGCCTGTCAGCCAGTGACCGAGCTGCCAGTTCTGACCATCTGCCCAGACATCAGAATATGTTGGGAACTCGGGGAATGGGCGGGCGTCCCATGTCCAGAGGAAGGAGTTATCTGCATCGACCATCGTACCTGCGTAGGTGCTTGAGGTTGGATTGTCGCCCTGCGGCCAGTCCGGGTGGTCTGCTCCCCAATAACTGAGGCTTGCTTCCAGCGCGCGCCGTTGGACAAGGTCATCTTGCTGCCCATTAGAGAAGTGCGGCAAGGCGCTTTCGGCAGATTTAGGATCCACGAAGACATTGGGCTGGTTCGTTCCTTTATCGACAGCAGGAAAGCCGAGCTCGGTGAACCAGATGGGTTTGGATTGTGGCACCCAGGGGGTTGGCGTGTTTTGTTCAACACTTGCAACACGTTCAAAATGCTGGTTCTGCCACCAGTTCTTAAGGTCTTTTTGCCGGAACACCCATGGCTTGTTATAGGCTCCGTCTGTAATCGGGCTACGGGTTTGCTCAGCTCGGTCTGAGTCATTGGCATAATACCAGTCGTAATATTCGCCGGAGGCTATTCCCTCCCGAAGTTCCTTGAGGTTGTAGGCTGTTTGCGGGTCATCGTTCTGACGCAAGTCCGATAGTGGCAGGTAGTTATCGATACCGACAAAATTGATGTCAGCATGCGCCCAGAGTGGGTCCAGAGGAAAGCGCAGGTCACCGGATTGAAGGCTGTGGCACGCATATTCACTCCAGTCGGCTGCGTAGGAGAGCTTGGTCTGACTACCAACAATCTGGCGGACCTCTGAGACCAGTGTTTTCAGGTGATCAACGAAAGGAAACGCGTTGCCGCCCGCCCAACATTGGGTGAGACCGCGCATTTCTGAGCCGACGAGGAACGCCTCCACTCCGCCTGCCTCTTTTACCAGATTGGCATAGTGCAGGATGAAACGGCGAAACCGCCAGTCACTACCTGAGCCGACAAAAGCGTCTATCTGCGGTGTGACTGCGCTGGTTCCCTGCTGCGTTCCGGGTTGTCCCGCTGCGATGTCAGAAGTGATGCGTCCGCGCCAGGGGAAGCTGGATTGATTGGTTGCGCCATATGGGTCGGGCAGCTGATTGTCATCGGGGATGTCCATCATCACAAACGGGTAGAACATGACGGCAAGGCCACGTCGCTTCAGTTCCTTGATAGCTTCAGTGACGGAAGCATCTGAGGGTGTGCCACCATAGGCAGGTCTGTCATTGATGCGGGAGACCTCTTGTGCTTCAGCGCGGGTCAGGCCTGCGACACTCCAGTTCTCAGGCAAGTGCTTTGTGGTCTGGTAGGTCACTTTGGGCTGGATGGTACACTGGGAGGCGCGCAGGTCATCACCGAACCATGCAACAACAAGCGCAACGCTTTTCAGGTTAGGGCAAAGAGCCTGAAGCTCATCGAGAGAACGGACCAGATCAGTTTCCTCGCCCTTCCCATGGCGATTGACGCTCCGGGTGTTGCCGGGGGTCAGCTCCTCGATAACTTCCTGCGGATGATAGGCGAACTCACCTGCTCCGGGGATGAGCGTGACCGCCTTGATCTGCTGTTCCAGTGGTTCAATGGAGCGGAGCACTTCGAAGGCGAGTTGAGGGATCCGATTACCGAACTCAGCCAGCGGGAGGCGCTCGAACACCACGTAAGCGGTGCCTCTATAGGCTGGTGCAGTGCCTTGCTTGGCTTCTATCAGTGGGTCAGGTTGTTGATCTTCAGCCCCCAGATACACCCTCATGTTAATTGCGCTGGTGTCCAGCTCCTTACCGTTGGCCCAGACACGGCGCACTGCGGTGATCGGGCCTTCGCAGAGGGCGACAGCGAAGTTGGCGAAGTAGCTGTGGCTGGTGATACTGGTCGATGAGCCAGTGGACTTTCCGCCCTGCTTTTCTTCGGAGACCACCTCTTCCAGTCGCGTTGCCCAGATGATGTTGCCAGTTACGCGGACACGGCCATAGACAAAGGGAAGAGATGCGCCTTCAGATGCGGTTTGTAATTGCAGATCGCCTAGCTTACCGACAGAGAGTTCCCGGTTTTCGCCGAAGATCTGCTGATCGATCCACGCCCCACCAAGAGCCCCCAGTGTTTGTCCTATGATGGCGCCGAAAGGGCCACCGACTGCGCCGCCAACGGCTGCACCAACACTTGATAGCACCATTGTTGCCATGGTCCTGTCCTTTCCGGATCACTGACTTGAGAAGAATGAAAAACGCCCTGCAATCTTGTTGCGCCACATAGGCACCAGCGGGCTTTCAACCACTCCCACCGCCTCGTAGGCATGGATGAAGCGGTCTTTGTTGGTCATGAAACCGAGATGTTTGCAGGGAGACTGCGGTGCCCAGCGAAACAGAATGACTTCCGCTGGTTTTGGTTTCTGCAAAGGCCCTTGCATCTCATACAAATACTGGTGCGCAGCATTGAGCAGCTGGTCCTCCCCCTTCAGCTCTGCCCATTCTGGTGCGTAACTGGTGGGAACGGGCGGCTCGGTGTAATGCAAAAAGCGGTAGAGGCCGCGGATAAAACCGAGGCAATCGCAGCCTGCGCCTTTGGTCGTTGCCTGATGCTGGTAAGGCGTTCCAACCCAGCTGTGCGCTTCCCTTAGGAGGGTGTGGGGAGATTGCTGCATGATTACCCCACCAATTTCTCGCCGTTGTTGGCCGCTGATTGGCTTTCAGGTCCGGCAAGGATGAAGTCGTTGCCAGGCATATGAGGAAAGCCTCGGAAGTTTTCTGTGTTTTGGAACTTAATCTGGCAGCTGCTCCAACCTTTATCGCAGCCTGCGGAAACGGATGCAGATACCGGATAGGTTTGCTCCAATAACAAGGGTGCCCAGAGCGTGAGCTTGTGCTTGCCTTGTTCTATGAGGTGACTGGCTATGCGCAGGGGTTGATTAGCGTAGGGGCCGGACAGAAAGGTGAGTTTGCCGAAGGACCACCAGTTTGTGCTGATATCCGTGTTGGCTTGAATGATCAGCCGATTGCCGTCTTCTTTGCCTATGATACTCACCTGTCTCGAATAGGTGGCTGTGTTCAGCTCGATCCCGCATTTGGCATCTCCCAGATCCGCATGGCATTGGTGGGAGAGTTGCCGGCCTTTGGGCTCGGAAAGTTTGGCGGCCAATGAGCGGAACTCAGCACGGAACACATCGGCATCTCTTGTGATTTCGCCAAGAGAGCCGCGCCGGAGCAACTGGTGTTGTTCTGGATTTTGCCAGTTGACCAGATAGACCTCGACCTCAGCATTGTCCCAAAGGCCCGCACTCAACTCCTTTTCGCTCAAGCTGTCGGAAGAAAGGAAGCCCAGCGCTTCTTCCTGTCCGGTCTGAAAATCGGATTGAGCCATGGTCTGCGTGCCATCCAACCCGATGCCGGGCTCATAGGATTTGCCAAGCAATGTAATGGGGTGGTCGTGGGTGGTGAAACCTAGGCTGAGGCCAGATGGGGCGATTAAGCGCCAGCAATAGGCCACGCTTGTGCCCTCACCGGTCAGGTGTTCTTTCAAAGCAGCATTGAACATGAGTTTACTCGCGGAGTTGGTTTCAGATGAGAAGTTCGACGAGTGGGATGGATGGCACCTGCCCTGCCTCGAAGTGCAGGAGGTTGATTTCCAGCTGATCGCTTTCAAAGCGCGTGGGTGTGTCGAACAGGAAGCCCGCCGTGATCACCTGATCGTTTGAGGGAATGTGACCTGCTTGAAATTCCAGGACGCCTGTTAACGGATTGATCAGCACATCGCTGCCGACGGTTTTCAGTTGACCAGCGACCGCAACGGAGACAGTTCCTGCCACTGGTTTCGTGATTTTGCGTTGCCAAGCAACACTTACCGCTCCCACTTGCTTGATGAGCTGGAAAGTCGTTGTTGTCCCGTCGCCTGTTCCGATTGTCACATCGGTTGCAGATGGAGTTGCGTCAAAACTGCAGGATTTATGGTCCATGGGGTCACGAAACCGGAATCCGCAGAGGCGCCCCCCCACTTTTTCGAAGAAGGAGAGTACTCGTTGCAGGTCTGCTGAGCTACGCAATCCGGTCCCCACATCAAAATGCCGTCGCGTTCCCTTCCAGATGGCGTTTCGGGTTTCGGCGCCATTGAGTAACCTTGTGACCTGACTGCGTTTTTCTACTCTGACAGAAGCCCCTAGGGAAATTCCAAGTGGGAATGATTCATCAACAAAACATGGTTGCATTTCACCCTCCTGTTTGACTTGGCTCAAGGCTGGGCGCCCGCGAAGCATCTAATAGATTTGATATGGGAAAGTTATCTGCGTGATTTGCGTAGACCCGTTGTCGATGCTCCTCCCTCTTTGCAAAGCAACGGTCTTTTCCAAAAAGTTTGCTACCACCGTCCGGTAGCAAAGCCACGTCGGTCCTTGAGTCCCTCCTCTTCAATGCCGACGTCATAGCCCGCGTCGCCCCCGTCCGGTGGCGCGGGCCATTATCATCGCAATCTGCCCCTGAGATCTTTCAAAGCTGCGCACATCCTGTGTCGCCACATTTATTGTGACGCTGGGCTGCGTGCTGCCCGCATTCATAGCAACGCCCAGACGACCATCATTGCCGCGCTGCAAAGGCAGGATTGCCTCTGCTCCGGCCTCTCCCATCACCCCCAAGCCTGTGTTGCCTGCAGCAAACATGGTTGGACTGGAAACGACACCGCCTTTTGCAAAGGGCGTTACGCCTGCCACATTGCCAATGGCTGATGAAATTCCGGCAGAAAGCAGGTTCTCAAGCGGCTTTAAGGCACTGTTGAGAGCAGAGCTGGACATGTTGAGCGCGACTTGTGAGAGGATCGATTGCAGGTCTTTGCCAGAGGTGACTGCACTTTGCAGACCTTTGCCAAGCTCTGAAGAGAATTCTTTGGCAAGAGTGTTGACCTCCTGCATGGTTGTTTCCAGCTCGCGTGCATCTTCTACGTTCAGCGTTTCACTAAAACTATCTGTCATGGTGTTTGTTGGTCCTCATTGTCTGGAAATTGGGATACCAGCTCCTCCAACACGCCGCGCGTGATTGTGCGTGCATTGCGGTTTCCCGGCGGGATGAAGGCCATTTCCAGCTCAACCAGTGTTGATTGCCAGAAGGTGTGCGGTGACCAGCCAAGCTCCCGGCAGGCTTTGTGCATCAGGTCATACCAGGGCACCGGTTGGTTTTCAGGTTGCTCATGCTTCACGATTGAGACTGCTGAGGTGGAGAGAACGTGGCGACCAGGAGCTCACCTGCCAGCTTGGCAAGGGCTGCAACGCCGCCTTCATGGGAGAGTTCTGCGACTTCTTCGTTCTCAATGATCAATCCACCACCGCGAAGGCCTGCACCCAGCACTTTGATGATATCGGAGGCGCTCAGCTGCCCAGAGGAAAATCGCTCGGTCAGCTGCTGCAATGTGCTGCAGCTGAGCGCGTCTTCCAGCTCAGCCAGAGCCCCAAGTGTGAGCACCAATATGTGCTTTTGACCGCCGAGGTCTGCGAGGACTTCTCCGCGCCTGCGATTAACGCCCCGGTCATAGGTTTTTGATGGCATCGTATGCTCCTCAAGTTAGCGGGGTGAACGTGAGAGCACCGGCAGATTCCAGTGAAATCTCGAAGGTCACTTCGGATCTGTAATCACCAGAGTACTCCAGTGCAGAAAGGTGGAATGGGCCTTCCAGCGTTCCAAAGCCCGGCAGAATGACCTGCCAACTACGAAGTTCTCCGGCAAAGAAGGCCATGCGAACTTTTTCTGCAGATGCTTTGTCGCGAAACAGGCCACTGCCAGAGAGTGAGGCTTGGCGGGTGGAAGCCCCTGCCAGCAGCTCCCGCCAGCGGCCTGTGCTTTCTGCATCGGTGATATCAATGGGCGTGGCATTTAGGGCGAGGCGTCTTGAGCGCAGACCTGCCACGCTTTCAAAGGTGCCATCTCCCACTGTGTCCAGTTTCAACAACAGGTCTTTTCCGGCCTGAGCGACCATCTGTTTTCCTCTCAAAGTTTGGTGTTAAGCAGTCTGCTGCAGCAGGACGGAGAACTTGATGCGTCCGTACCATGTGCGGCCATCACTCAAACGGCGGCAGCTGGTTTCGGTCATGGTCAGGCCTGCTGCCTCGGTTCCAGCGGATGACGTGACACCGGCTTCCAACAGCTCGTTGAAGATCTGCAGGATTTCCTGAGTTTGAGCCCGATCTGCATGGCGCGAGTAGATGCCGATGGAGCCTGTGAGCCTGCCACCATCGTCCAGATGACCTGTCAGCAATTGAGTGGTGGCGGCTTCCAGCGTTGCATAGGGTAGTGCTGCCCCTCTTGGTACGCCGTCAAACACCCGCATGGGGTCTCCCAGATAAGGTGTCAGCGAGGCCTTGGCGTGAATTGCCTGAAACAGGGCTTTGCGGAATTCAAGCTCCCCCATCATCACCCTCCTCCTGTTCACAAAGGATTTGCATGAAGGGCGCCTGTTCTGAGTGCGGGAGAACCGCTTTTACTCTGAGGCTCTGTCCATCCCGCTCCACCCGCCAGCCCTCTGCCACATCTGTGCGGCGGCGGAGGGTGAGTGTGAGTGGATAGGTGCTGGCGATACGGCCTGCCGCAGTGCGCTGTGAGCCAGTGGATGTCTCGACCAGCCCCCAGACCATGGCGATTTGCTTGTAACTCCTTGTGACAGAGCCATCCGTGCCATTGGTGATCTCTGGTCTGAGTAACAGCAGGGGTTCGTTGAGTGTGCCTGCTGCTCTCATATTCTGAGCACCTTGTAAGGCGAGAGCGCTGCCTCGAAGCCGTGGGGCATGAGGCCTGTGAGGCGGTCTTCTTCCAGCATGGAACGGCGCTCGTACCAGAAGCCGACCAGCATCAGGATCGCGGTTTGTAGGCCTGCAGGGACGGCAGTTGCCGCCGCGCCATAGCCTGCTTTGAAGTCGATCTCGATGCCGTTGAGGTCACGCAGAGACCCGATGGCGCCTGCTTTGAAGCGCAGGCGGGCGGGATTCCCGGTCAAATCCACCTGATAGTTCGACGCTGGCACCAGCTGTTGGTTGCCTTCCCTGTCATAGGTGTAGACCTGCAGGACTTGGGCGACAGGCGCGACAGGCAGGCGGATCAGGCGGTCTGGTGAAAGATCATCCAGAAGCAGCCGCCACTCTTGATCAATAAGAGCCCGCCGTGTGAGGGTCTCCACTTGCTCCCGCGCGGCTTTGATCAGACGCTCGATCAGATCATCCTCGTGGGTGTGGGAGACCCTGAGCTGCGCATGCGCCTGGGCGAGCGAAACCGGCTCCAGAGCTGGTGGCACTGTGAGTATAGCCGTCACGGCGGCTCCTCCTCGATTGTTGTTGAAGATGATTAGGCGCTGAAGTTCAGCAGTTTGTAGGCGTCGAAATCCATGATGCCACCACCGACGCGTTTGGTGATGTAAAACAGCACGTTTGGTTTGCTGGTGTACGGATCACGCAGAACAGAGATGCCGACGCGGTCCACCACCATGTAGCCACGGTGGAAGTCACCAAACGCGATGGCGTAGGGATCAGAACCTGCGGTCATGTCCGGCATGTGTTCAGCTTCAGTGACCGGGAAGCCCATGAGGCTTGGGTCAGCGCCTGCAGCTGCAGGTGGTTGCCAGATGTAGTTGCCCTGCCCGTCCTTCAGCTTGCGGATGGCAGCTTGCGTTCTGCGATTGAAGAGGAAGCGGGCATTGCGGCGGATGGCGGTTTTGACCCCGTATATCAGCGAGATCAGCAGATCGCTTCCGTTGGAAGAGGGAAACGCCCCTGCCTGTCCTGTCTTGATGGACCCGATGGAGAGGCCTGTATCATTCAGCGTGCCGTGAATTGTGCCTTTGAGCAGCCCTTGCGGCTGACTGGTGCCGTTGCCATTGAGGAAGGCGGCGGATTCTTTTTCTGCAAAGACGGTTTCCACCTCTTCTGCCAGAATTTCCCCGATGTTGACCGCTGCGTCATCCAGCAGGGTTTGGGTGACGGCTGGCAGAGCAGAAAGCTCGAAGATCTTCACCTCCCGCATCTCAAATTTCATTGCGTTTGTGGGGGTGCTGCGGGCGTCGGTTTCGCCTTCCCAGTCCGCATCCGGGTTCACCGTCACAACAGGACGGCGGTAAGACGCGCCGGAGATCTTGCGGTTGGACGCAATGGAGCGGATGGGGGACAGGGCCGTGATGCGGCGCAGGATGTCCGTTTCCAATTGCTCCGGCACCAGATACCCACCATCGCCTGCAGTGCCGGAGGACATGGCCTTTTGCTCCAGCGTTTTAAGGCGGGTCTCCTGCCCGTCACGCATGTAGGTCTCAAACGCGGATTTGTGCTCTACCTCAGCTGATGGGCCGCCGGTGGTTTCTGGCGTTGAGCGCGGCAAGCGCTGGGATTTGAGTTGAAGCTCATTCAGATGGCGCAGCTGACCGTCGATAATCTCGTCCAGACGGGCCAGTTTTTCATCCAGGAGCACATCCGAGCCGGATTTTTGCTCCAGCTCAGCCAGACGCATGTCGTTGGTCTGGGTGTACTCAGAATAAGCGTGGTTCAGCTGGTTGAAGCTGCCAGAGGCCTCCATTCCAGACACAAACTGCCCTGTTGCCGGCCCAGAAAGTGCGGGATGAGCTGATTTTCCTGCAGCTTCCCTTGCGAAGTCTTTAGTCTCTAATGCTGGATTGCATGTATTTTTCATAGGATTATTTTCCTCGTAAAGCATATAAAAAAACTGCGGCGCCGATTGGAACCACAGATCGTAGTTTCAAATAATCAGGAGCTTCAGGAGACCACAGTCAGCCGTGCTGATGGCAGCAACGGGAACGTGACCAGCGAGATCTCCCAGAGATCTACCGCCAGCACATCCCGTCTGCCCGTTTTGTTGTTGCGCTGGGCGCGGCGGGTTTTGAAGCCGATGGACAGTCCGTCCAGAATACCCGTTTGCACCATGGCGATGGCTTGCCGGCCCTGTGTGATACCTGGATAAAGCAAGCCCTTTACAAAGAGGCCGATGCTGTCTTCCTGAATGTGCAGCCACTTGCCGATGGGGTGAGATGGATCGTGCTGCCAGAGCATTTTTACATCCGTGAGTTTTTGCTTTTGCAGCGTGTTTTGAAATGCACCTTTGCGCATCACGTCGCCGCCCTGATCGCTTAGTTCAAACCGGCTGGCGTAGCCCTCAATGGCGATGGGGTGATCTGTGTTCAAATTGATTGCCTCCCTTAGCGAGCTTTCAATTGTTTTTTCTGCCGGAGTTTGCTCCCTCCGACTTTGCCGCGCGTCGTTCCACCAATGCTCCGGCGAGTGCCTTGGTGAAGTTGGCGAGGGTCTGTGCGGGGGCTTCATTGCCGCGCTGAGTTGGCTGTTGTTTTTGCTCAACGGGCACGGCTTGTGCTTTGTGTTTTTGGATCAAGGTTTCACCTTCAACCTTTCAAATTATCTCAATAGTCTGAGTGCGCAATTTTCAAAGATCCATGCGGAGCAGCTGGTTGAGTTTTTCCAGTTCACTCATGAACTCCTCGAACCTGCGATTGAACCGGATGACTTGCTTTAATGCCCACAAGAGCAGTGATGTGGAGGTGCCTGCCCATGCGCTAAGCGCCACATGGGCGAGGTCCCCTTTTGCAGCGAGCGCTGCCAGCAGCTCATTCATCTTTGCCCTCCGCCCCATATCCAACGGCGATGCGTTTTTCATCGCGGGAGAGGAAGTCCGCTGCGGTGATGCGATCCCACAGTGCTTTGCGTTCCAGCGCCAGCGCTTCGACAGCATCGAGATCCAGCTCCAGCGTAACCTGCTCATCGTAAGCAGCTGAGAGCCAATTGGAGAGCTCGGAGAGAACCCGCGCGGCGAGCGGCACAACCGTCAGGCGCCAGAAGGCGCGGTTGGCTTCCTGATAGTTGGCGTAGGTGTTGTCTCCCGGAATACCGAGCAGCATGGGCGGCACGCCGAAGGCCAATGCGATTTCGCGGGCAGCGACATTCTTCAGCTCAATAAAGTCCATATCCTTGGGCGACATGCCCATCTGCTTCCAGTCGAGCCCACCTTCCAGCAACATGGGGCGGCCTGCATTTTTCGCACCCTGATAGGAGCTTTCCAGCTCTTCTTTGAGGCGGTGGAACTGGTCGTCCGTCATGTTCATCGCATCGCCTGCACCATAGACCAGCGCACCGGTTGGACAGGCGGCATTATCGAGCAGAGACTTGTTCCACTCTCCGGCTGCGTTATGAATGTCGAGGGCAATTTGTGCGGCTTCAATGGGGGCGAAGCCGTAATGGTCGTTGAGCGGGTTGAAGAGCTTGATGTGCAGGACGGGTTGGACCTTGTCACCGGGGGCTTTGCGCAGTTCTACTTTGCGGCCTGCCACCTGATACTCGTAGGCCTCCACCCAGCCTACCTCATCCACCAGCACCTTCATGCGGTCGGGCCTGAGAGCGTGGAGCTCACGCGGTGCGCCTTCCAGCGAGACGGCCTCTATATACGCGTTACCGGAGACCAGCAGGAAGCCGTAGACTTCTTCCAGAAACGAGCGCCGTGTTTGCATGGGGGTGGGCTTGTTCAGAAGTTCCATCAGGGGATGGGCTTCCAGCTCTTCATCGCCCACTTTCACAGTGAGGGACACGTTTGCGGCGGCTTCGGAGATGAGGCGTACGCATCTGTAGGCGATAGGATTTCGTAAATACCCTTGGTTTATAAGTGATTCATAGTTGCGCGGGGTCCAGACGGCCCCTTCACCAAACCGCATGAAGGCGACTGATTTTGCCCGTGATGCCTTTTGCTCAGTTACTGGTGAAAAAACTGAATCAAGAAGTCTGCGTAACCCCATGAGATCAGAGTCCTTTTCGCTCTAACTTAATGTTTTGATTCATGTATTTGAGTGCACAAAGCTGTTTGCTTTTGGTCTGCCTTGATAAACAGCTTTAACTCATTTTCTCGCGTATCCTTATCCGAAAACCGGTTCCCACTTTTCGGCGATACACGGAGGGCTAATCCTCACAAACAGATTCAAGTTTGCGAGCTAACCCTTCAAATTATTGGTGTTTTTACAGTTTGCGCAGGCGTGGTTTGCCTGCCGGGCGTCGGTTGAGTTCTGTTATGGCCCAGACCAGTGCATCCAGCCGATCTGGTGATCTTCCGTTGCTCAGGCCACCAACCCCAAAGTCGGAGAGTTCATCTTCCAGCTCAGGAAAGACACCGCAATGATGAACTCGCCCCTGCTCATACAACAGGGCGACAGGCTCTGCTCTGCGGCGTTTGCTTTTGGTTGCGTGGACGGACTTTACCGGCACGCTGGCATCGACACTTTCAATGACCTCACGCACCATCTCGCCACCCTGATTGACCTCTGCCAATAAGCAGTCCGCCTCCAGCTCATGATAGAGTTTGATGGCTTGCTCAGCCCATGCAGCGGGGCGCAGGCCCTGGGCGGTTCTGTCTCGCAAGACATGCAGGTCACCTGCCTCTGTGATACCTGCAGCGACGATGCCACAGGAATCTGCAGTCCTGCCTGATGTGGCTGGCGGGTCCACGGCAACAACAATGCGCTTCAGTTCGGGGGCATCCCGCACCCGACCCATCTCGAACCATTTGCGGGCGAACAAAGCGTCTTCCCGGTCTTCAATCAGTTCTCCATCCAGCTCCTGCCGGCCTAATCGGGTGCCACCATACCGCTCTGCCATTTGCAGCAGAAACACCTCTGCCAGAAACGCGGCATTCGCTTTCGTTCCAGCCTTGGTCACCACGGTGCCTTTGTCTTGCAGCAGCAGTTTTAACAGCGGCGTGGACTTGGGTGTTGTGGTCACCAGCTGCTGTGGTTGCACCCCAAGACGCAGACCAAACTGGAGCATGTCGAAGGTTTCTGTTGCGTTGCTCCACTTGCCTGCTTCATCACACCAGGCGGCGTCAAATTGAGGACCGCGCAGAGCCTCAGGGTCTTCTGATGAAAAGGCCCGAGCGACCGCTCCATTCGCCCATTCCAAACGGCGCCGTGATGGGTTCCACTGAGGCTTGTGGCCTGCTGGGTGGACGGTGAGCAGACCGGAAATGCCCTCGATCATCACCTCCCGCACATCTGCATAGGTTTGCCCGACGAGCGCAATATTGCCAGCCGCCGGACCAGCCCATGCCTCCCCTGCAACCTTGCCTCTGACCCATTCTGCCCCTGCTCTGGTTTTGCCTGCACCGCGTCCGCCCATAAGCAGCCATGTGGTCCAACTTCCATCTGGCGGTCGTTGATGGGCGTGCGCGAACACCTGCCAGTTATATTGAAGATAACTCAGTTCATGTGCATTCAAAGAGGCGACAAAGTCATGAAGTTTGCCCTGCGCCACACAAGCTTTCAATGCGCTGCGAAAGCTGTTGTCGCATCTGGTCATCACTCACCTCTTCTGTGTTGTCCTCACCGTGTGCTTGCTGCAGGTCGATCAACATATCCAGCGTCTTGGCGAGGCTGGTGATGGCTTTTGCTGTGGCATCCATCTCTCCCGCTGCTGATTGCGGATCACCGCTTAGCTTTTTCAGTTTGGCTTCCAGTGCGCTGACCTGCTTTTCAAAGGCAGCATAGAGACGGGCGATCAGGCGCCTGCGTTCTTCTGGCTGAGAGCTGGCAAGCTCCTGCGCCAACTCCCACTTGCGCAGCCATCCCTCCCGTTTAATCTTGGTGGTGATGGTGCTGCTTGGCAGGCCTGTTTTGCGAGCGATATCAGCAATTGAGATGGCCTCTTCTTCCACCATGCGGCGGACGACCTGCCAGACCTCTAATGGCACACGCAGTCGTGCTGCCTGCTCATCCTCTTGCTGGGGCTCTTGCTCCTCCGCCAT